TCAGCCGTTTTTGCCGCCTTCGACTAGGCGGAGGCCTTTCCCGCCTGCGGTAACGGTGCGGTAAGCGCCGGGGGCTAGGGCCTCGATCTCCCTGATGATCTCTTCCGTCGCGCCCAGTACCAGCCCCAGATTCGCGGGGTCGGGGATGGCGTAAATGTCGCTTGTCGCGAAGGCGACATGGCCCAGCATGATCTCGCCCTGGCGCCAATTCGCTTCGCCGATGCGCCGGCGCACCAGCGTTGCCATCGATCGGCGGATGAGCTTTGGCCCGGCCTGCCTGTCCTCGGGCAGGCCCAGGTGCGCGCGCATCTTGTCCCATGAATTGCGGATGGTGCTGACCGGAATCCACAGATCGTCCATCGCATCGAGCAGCGGGGCGCACTGGGCGGCGATCGGCACCATCGGCTGGCGCTTGTTCGTCCGGAGGCGGCGGGCCGGGTTCAGATCCAGCACGCGGGCGTCGGCGTGCCACTGGTCGCGCTTGACGGCCAGCACGGTTTCGGGGCGCGCCCAGCTCGCCACGGCCAGCTGGAGGTAGCGCAGCAGGTTTGTTCTGGTCGCCGCGATCATCGCGCGTTCCTTGTCCGATCGACCGCCATCGGGGCGCAGGCAATAGTCGAACATGGCGGCGATCGTCTTGACGTCGGCCCGATAGGTTGGCGATCGGGCGACGTCGACCTGCTGTCGAGCCTTGAACTGCGCCTTTTGCCCCGGCGTGGCGTTGATCGCGGCCGCTAGTTGCATCACGCTGCCTTCGACATGGGCGAGGGAGCGTTCGCGCAGATAGTCGCCCTTGCTGGTCGTGACGGGCCGCTTCAGCGCCCAGGCGCGGAATTTATCGACCCACTGTTCATTGAGCGCTGCGCAGACCGTGCCAGCGTCCGTCTCGGCCAGATAGTCGATGACGTGGGCGAGGCGATGGCGCGCGGCATCCTCGCTCGGCTTGCCCTCCATCAGGATGAGATAGTCGGCGATCGCATCGGCCACGGTCGGCGATGCCTCATGGTCCCACGGCCGGTGGCAGTGCGGGCACATGCGGTGCCCCGTCTGGGTCAGGTAGAGGCGATCGAGGGCGATGCGTCCTTGCGCAACATCGTCCGTGCCCGCGCTAGCGGATCGTTCGCGGCGTCGCTCCGAGTCGTACCAGATGATTTCGAGGTTGGCTCGGCCGGCGCGGCGGTGGAGCGCATAGTCTCCCCGCTGGTAGAGCGGTTTCGAGCGCTTCGTTGCAGGCATAGGTTCCTCTGATAGTCGGCAGCGGCTTGCGTGAGCATGTCATAGGCGCCGCTTGCGACCAGCAGGTCAAGATCGTTCGGGGAAAGCTGGATGCCCTTGCCCTGCTCCAGTCGCCTGGACAGGCGGCGCAACAGGTCGGGTGGAGTCGGGGCGTTCATCAGGCGCAGTCCGGAATGGATGCCGACCAGCCCGACGGGCGGAGCCAGCGATAAAGGTCAAAAAGGCCGCGCACCTTGTCGAGGTTGGCGGGGATGGTCAGGTCCAGGCTGGCGTCGGCCTTCGTCGCCGTAGCGAAGATGTTGCGGGCCATGGTGATCGTCTGCGGCCGGCTCCACCATTGCGGCTGGCGTTTGGCGCATGCCGGGTCGCCGGCGGCCAGGCCGGCCATCTGTTCGATGTTCGACCATAGCGCGTCGTCATGCGCCGCGCGATCGGACTGGCCCTGCCCAGCGGCCGTCCAGGCCGCCTTGCGGCGGGCGCGTTCTTCGCGCGCGATCTGGAGCAGCTGGGCAGGTGTGCGAGTCACCGGATCGGCATCCCGTCGTGCTGGATGCCATCGAGCAGGCGCCCCGCAGAACGCTTGCCGATGCGCATGAAGTGCATAGCGCGGGTGCCGGCGAGAAAGGCGAAATCGCCGGTGGCCGGGTTCTCGCCAGAGCAGCGGGACCATTGATCGAGTGGGAAGACGCGGCCGGATTCCTGCATCACCAGCTGATCGACCTTGCATCGGCGGCTAGCATCGGCATGGCGCGGTTTGTGGTACAGGCTATCACTGTCCACATCCGACATAGCGCAGACCGGTGCCCAGTCGCCCCACTGCTTGAAGAAGAAGGGCACGTTGGTGGCGGCACACTGATCGCGGATCAGTTCCGCCCAGGCATTGTGCATCGGGCGCGCGCCGGGGCCGCTTTCGCCGCCAACCACGACCCAGTCCAGTCCGTCCAGCCACGTCAGCCATGCGTTTGCGGGCAGGCCATCCTGTAGCTGGCCGAGGTCGAGGGGGCCGAGCAACGGCTCGCACGACAGCCAGCGTATTGCGGCCGGCGCCGCCATGAGATCGGGGATGCGCGCATGGGCGCGCGTCTGATCTTCGACCGAAACGCCCATCCAGACATTGGCCAGCGGCCAGATGCCATCAAGGTCAAGGCGATCATAGGAGGTGGCGGATGGATCTATTTCCGCCTGAATCCTGCCGATCCTTTCGGGCGTTGCAGGGTCGGCGAGATAGGTCCGCATCCGATCGCTGCGCTTGGTCAGCACCTGATGGATGTGCTGTTGCGTCGAGGCCATCACCGCGAAGCAATGGTCTATCCACCAGTCCGGTACCGACGGGTGGAAGGTGTCGCCGTGCGCATTCCAGAAGATGCGTCGGCGACGCTGCCAACCCAAGGGGGCGATCACAGCCAGCTTGTTCAGCCGCACTTCGCCATTCCAGACCGGCCCCGCCTTGCTGTCCTGGGTCAGGCCCTTACGAGTGGGATGATCCTTCATCCGGGTGCCTGCGAGGCGCATCGCGTAGCAGTTCGTGCAGCCGGGTGACACTACGGTGCAGCCATTGATGGCGTTGACCGTTGCATCGGTCCATTCGATCTTTGTGCCATCGCTCATGGGATGAACCTCGATATCAGCGCGTCGGTGCGGGGGAGCAGCCAGGACAACGCGGGAGGGAGGGAAAGCCAGAGGGCCGCCAGCGCGACGCCGATCGCGAAGGGCGCTGTGGGCGAGTAGCTGGGGCGGTCCATTATACTGGCTCGCTAAGGGCGCTGATGGCTAGGGCAATCAGCGCAGCCTCGTTTGCTGCGCCTGCGGCGTATTGCGCGCTTACCGCTACGCGACGCAGACCGTTGTCGATCGCAAACTTCCATTCTTCGTGGCGCTTAGAGGCGACCTTCGCCGCCGCCTCGACAGTCTCTCGCGCGGGGGTGGTGGGGTGGGCTGGAGGATGGGCAACCAGATACCCCTCACTGTCCAAAGTCGCGCGGCCACGCTCAATGAGGCGCTGCACGGCTTCCATGACATCTCCATCGTATTTCAGGCGTTCAGGCCAAGCGCTGTCCCGCCAAGCCGCATATTCGGACACGATCTCGCAGATGGTCGGATCGAACCATTCGCCCTGCGCCTCTTGCCATGATCGAATATCGGCGCGGCCTCCATTCTTCTCCTGCTCAGAGGCCTTCCGTGTGTGAATGCATCCCTGCGCGATGATCTTCTTACGCTCGTCGCGACGGATTACCGCTTCCCCCTCATCCGCGCCATGGTTGATCCCCTCGCGCAGGGCAAGCCAATCAGATTTCCACCGTGCAGCAAACTCAGCATCTGCGTCATCTGGGCCATGACTGCGGCTAAATCCGTGACTGAGTGATGCGCCGTATTGTGGCAGCATGACCTCCCCGCTCGGTTGCGTGGGGCGGGAGAGGGCGTCTCGCAATGCGCGATCGGCACGGCGGAAATCTTCCGCGTCCAAAATCTCAACTCGCGTTCCATCCCCTACCATCGTAGAAAGCTGTAATTCATCGGTCCCGTTAGGCCCGCTGATCGCTTCCAAGTAAGTCGGGCGCCCGGCTTCTCCGTTAATGGGGCGCGCCAGCTTCGCGAACGGCTCCAGCGCCTCCAGCAGCGCGTTGGGTTGGTCGGTCATGTCAGGCCACCTTCGCCGGGGTGGCGACGCGGATGTAGCGGGGGCTGCGGGTCTGGCCCTGGGGGCCGGTCCAGCCATCCTTGCGCCAGCCCAGCGTGCGCATGATGCGGGCCAGATGGGCGTTGTCGGTGAAGAGGGGGATGCGGCCGGCGTCGGCGTGCTGGCGCAGTTTCTGGCCCAGATCGTACAGGCCGACGTCGTTGGCGTCGCGCAGCAGCTTGGCGGTGAAGAGCGCGATGCGCTTCGTCGCCTCGCTGATGTCGGTCAGGGGCAGCAGGGCGTTGTGATCGGCGACGACGGGGTCGACCAGTTCGTCGAGCGGCGCGCGGCGGGTCAGGGCCGCATTGGGGCCTTCGCGGGCGATAAGCGCATCCGCGCCGGCATGCTGCCAGATGCGCCAGCGCAGCCCTTCGAACAGGGCGATGCTGCCGGGCAGGGGAAATTCGGTACGAAGCTGAAGCATGATTGCCTCCCATCAGGTTGATGGGAGTTAGTTCGCACATTCCAAACTTCATCGCAAACGAAAAGTTTTCACATACCGAACTTAGCGGTTGACATGCGCCTGCGCGCGTTCAGCCATGGCAGACAAGATCGCGTGTAGGAAAGCAGAAAATTGCATTCAGGCCGCAGGTAATGACTCGACTCTCGCGATTCTGTTTGTCACGCCGCGAGTTGGAGGCGGCATGGTCACAATGTTCAAAGGTAATGGCGGCTTCGAATTCGATATCGTCGGCGAAAGTCACTACCAGGGCGAACTGGAGCATATTGCGGGGCCGAAAAACGAAACAGGCCATCTGCACCGATGTATAGCGGCCATCACATTAGACGATGATAACCGCTATGATAAAAAGGCAGTCAAGGTCTTCATTATCCATGGCAAGTTAGCGCTGGCCGTTGGTCATTTCAGCCGCGGCGACGCGCGCCTGTTTCGTAAGCAGCTAGCTTTGACAAATGTTGATCCTGAAAAGCTGATGCTCTGCATGGCGGAGATCGTTGGGGGATGGGACGTCCGACACCTGCTAGACGAGTATGACGATGATTACGCGCGCCGCAAATCCACAGGGCACTTCGGCGTCAAGCTCGACCTGATTTGGCCGCTGTCTTTAGATAGCCGATGGCTTTCTGTTGAGGCTGAGAGAAAATCAATCTAGCCGCGTGTTCCGGTGCGATCGGCCTCATTGGCTTCGTGCAGGAACGTGTCGCGACGATCTGCCGCGATCTGTAACGCGGTCCTTCTGAACTGGCGGATGGCCATGGCGTCCTCGGGTGGCATAAGCAGTTCATAAGGGCGCGCATTGAGTGCCTGCGCTGCCTCAGCGAGGACTTCGGAGTTAAAGTCCTGCTTGGCATTGTAGAGCTGGCTCATCTTCGCTTTTGACCAGCCTGTCTTTTCCATCATCTCGGCTTGGGTCGGAATGTTGGCAGCAGCCATCCACTCCGGAAGAAACCAGAGGACGGGAACCTTCGGGATGCCGCGTCTAGCCATGTTCTCAATATACGAACTTCCCAGCCTACTGTCGGCTAGCACATCCCGAATTTTTGCTCTTGCTCCAATGTTTAGAATGTGCGAACTGTTCGGCATGATCGAACCGTCAAGCATAAAAGGCCTCCGCGCTGAACTGGGCCTGACCCTCGTCGAATTTGGTGAGCGGATTGGCTTGTCCAGTAAGGGACAGGTCAGCATCATCGAGCGCGAAAACAAATGCGGCCTGCGCGTGGCGCTGTCGATCGAAACGCTTTCGGGCGGTCGCATCAATGCGGCTGACCTGTGCGAAGAGGTACGGATGGCGCGGGCGACTGTGCATGAAGGTAGCATTGCCGCAGCGCAGCATGTGCCGTCACCCGACACTTCCAGCGAAAATGTCGGGGAGGCCGCGTGATGACGCCTGATCTCAAAAATCTGCCGGGTGTACGCTTCGTGACGTGCGCGGAGGCTGCTGAAGGCGCGGTGTTGGACGAAGCCAATATCCGATCGCTCGACGGAATATCATTCGCTGCAAAGGATCATACAATGGCTGATGTCGCAAAGGGCAATCGCTGGTGTCATTGGGATGGCGAACGATGGGTTCCTGTCGAGGAGAGGCTAAGCAGCGACCCTCTTGCATGGTTCCTTGCGTGCAACGTCGAGCCTGATCCGGCGTCGAATGTGCGCTCTGTCGCTCTTTATGAGGCCTACATCCAGTGGTGCGCACTGGTGGGCGAGAGGGAATGGAGCGCGAAGGCCTTCACCCACGCAATGAAGAATGCGGGTTACTGCAAGACCGTCGTTAATGGCGTCTGGTGGGTGGGCTTGCGCATCGTCAGTCCCAAGACGGCGTGTACGGGGCATTCTTCGTGCTGACCTCCTTCATGTCCGCCCTTATCAGTTCCAGCCCCTCAGCCAGCGCGTCATGGTGTGTCAGGATCGCAGCGTCGCGATCATCGTCGTGTCGTTCAATTTCCTGCTCGACCCGGGCAAAGACTGCCTCCGCGAATCCCGCGTGCTTGCTGTCCAATTCCTGCAAGATCGCTGAAACGAAGGCAAAGGCTGCGGTCGCCTCGGTATCTTGGTTGCTCAACCGTCTTTCCTTTCGTGTGAGTCGTGGGGACCGCACGATAGCCAAAGGCGGTGCGGCCACAAGTCCGGTTCTGAATAGCCGTGACCGCACCGCAGGAGTCCGTTGAAATGGCGCGGGGGGCGGATGATCTGAAGCCGACCGATATCGCCATCAGCGAGGCGACCGGCGACGCCGTCCATGCGGCGGGCAAGCAAGTCTATGTCAGTCATATGCTGGGGCGCAGCCGGTCCACGCTGATGGCCTGGTGCAATGAGGACGCGGCCGAGTTCATTCCTCTGCGGCTGGTGCCCGAGCTGGAGAAGATGGCGACCGGGCAGGAGGGGTGGCCGCATATCACGCGCGCGCTGGCCCGGATGCAGGGGTTCGAGCTGTTCCACCTGCCCGAGATCGACACGGCGGCGGCCAACTGGCTGACGCAGGTGGGCCTGCTGTCCACGGAAGTGGCCGAGGTCACGACGAAGATCTGCGCGTCGGTCGCCGACGATGGCGAGGTCTGCAAGCAGGACATCCGCAAGCATGCGCTGATCGAGGATGCCGAGCAGCTGGTGGCGCTGTCCGTCCAGTTGCTGGCTCAGCTGCGCGCGGAGGCGGAATGACCATGGCGGGAGGCGCGCAACCGATGATGAAGCCGGATCAACTGGACAATTGGGCTGCGCGGGCGCTGCCAGGGGAAAACGTGGTCTATTCGACCGGCGCGCGCCCCGGCGATGCGATCGGCGCGGCGGTGCGGCAACTGCATGCGGCCGGGCTGGTGACGATGACGTCGAAGCGGCTGGACGGGCGGCTGCGCCATATCGTGCAGCGGTTGCCGGCGCCGCGCGCATCGCAGCTGGGTAAGCCGGTAGCGCGCGGCCGATTCACGGTGGCGTGCGATGATGCGAAGCAAACGACGCGGGCGGTGCTTCAGGTGCTGCGTCGGGCCGCGAAGCGCGGGGAGTCGTGCCCGACCAATGCGGAACTGGCCCGGATCGTCGGGCTGAAGGACGCGGCGGCGGCCTCCTATCGCATGCGGCGGCTGGTGAAAGAGGGCGCGATCGTCGTGGAAGAACCGTCGCCGCTGGAGCGCCGGGTCGTGACGATCACCGCGACGGGCGCGCGGACGCGGAGGGCCATGCTGTGACCTTCGTCGACATGGAGATTACGCGGCGTCACTTTGCCGCCCGCTATGGCAATGTCGGCCGCGTGATGCTGGCCGATCTGGCCGAGATTTACGGGATCGATTTCGACGTCGCCGAGAACTGGGCCGACGCCATCGATCGCGAGCATGACACCAGCGCCGATCAATACCCCAAGGCTTCCCAAGCCGGCGCTGACACTTCGGGGGCGGCCTGCACTGCCGCCCCCGGCCTTTCCCATAACAGTTCCGTCGGGTCGCAAGACGGATCGGGCGCGGCGGCTTTCCCCCCTGTGGCCGCCGCGCCCGAACAATTTCCCAAAGCATAAGCCGGTCACCGGCGCATCACAGAGAAGGACGTCCCATGCCCAGAGCGAAGAAAGTGGCGCCGGTTGCGCCGGAGAGTGAAGTAGAAGCGGCGGCGATCGCGCCGGTTGCGCCCAGTGCGATTACCTCCATTCCCATGTCCCGCCTGCGCCGCGCGCCGGAGAATGTGCGGCAGACCGATATCGCCGCCGATGTGGAGAGCCTGGCCGACGATATCGCGGCGCATGGCCTGCTCCAGTCGCTGATCGGCTATCTGTGGAATGTCCGTGTGCCCGACACGTCGGTGGTTCATATCGTCGGCGGCGGTCGACGGCTTCAGGCGTTGCAACGCCTGCATGATCTGGGCGCGATCGGCGATGATTTCGCGGTGCCGGTGCTGATCCGCCCGAAGGATGAGGCAATCGAACTGTCGTTGTCGGAAAATCTGGCGCGGCGGGACATGAATCCGGCGGATGAGTTCACCGCCTTCGCGGCGCTGATGCAGCCAGGCACCCTGTCGCCGGCTGATCTGGCCAAGCGGTTCGGGTTTACCGAGCGCTATGTGAAGCAGCGGCTGCGTTTCGCCGGTCTGCATCCTGACGTCTTCAATGCTCTGCGGGAAGGCGATATCAGCATCGAATTCGCCACCGAATATGCGAAGACGACGGATCAACAGCTCCAGCATGATGTCTTTCGCGCGATGCAGCGCGGGCCGGTCTATAGCCGCGACAATATCTGGAATTTGCGGTCCGCGCTCAATTCCAAGCAGCTGACGGAAGACAGTGCGATCTTTCAGTTCATCGACCGGGCCACCTATGAGGCCGAGGGCGGCGGATATGTCGAGGATCTGTTTGCCAAGAGCGACGATGAGGGCGGCGGGCGCCGGCTGGACAAGGGGCATTTGGCGCGCGAGATCGCCACTCGCTGCCTGTCGTTTCAGGGTGATCAACGGGTGCTTCCGGTTGCGAAACGCGATCATCCTTCGGTCGTCGGCTTTGTTCTGGCGCCGGAACTTGTGCTGGGGGGCGGACGGGCGCCCGCGCCGCATGGATTTGTCGAGGTTACTGGCGGCTGGAACGGGACGCTCAACCGGAACGTCGACATCAAGGAATGCTGGAAGCGCGCTGACAAGCTGGAGGCGCTGATCCACATCGTCGTCGGGATTGAGCGCGAGCAGCCCAATGCCGACGACGATGACGGGTCTGAACTGGCCTATGTCGCGGCATATGATCGTTCGCGTTTCTTCGTGGCGCGCGACATGGTCAAGCAGGTGCTGCCGCCCAAGGAGTCGATCAGCTATGGCGGTCCCCAGCTGACGCCAGAGCAGCAGGCCGAGCAAGAGTTGCAGCGTCACGCGCGGCTGTGGGCAGCCCGGCTGGCTGGGCCGAGTTTCGCGGGCACGCCGTTCGAAGGGAAGGTCTATTATGGTGATTACTGGCTGCGCACCAATGAGCGTCGGCCCGGCGATCCCTTCGATGCGCCTCGCGTCCCGGCCTACGATCTGCGCGTGTTCGTCACAGAGGAAGAGATCGAAGCCAATATGGAGGCAGGCCGCGCCCGCGCCATAGCCGAGCGTGATGCCGTCGCCGCCGCTCGTGCGGAAAAGGAGGCCGCCAAGCAAGCGCAGGCCGATGCTGAGGCGCAGGCCTTTGCGGATAAGCTGGCTGCCATCCGCGCACTGCCGACGCCTCCCGCCGTGATCATGGCGGCTGGCTATGTCGAAGATGCGCCGTCACCCTGGTTCCTCTGGGCGAGCGGCGACTATTTCGACCTGCCCGAAGACGATGAAAACGCGGAGGAAGCCGAAGGGCTGGAGGGGATCGATGAGATCGCTGACAGCATGGCGGTAATCGGTGATTTCTATGTCACGATCGAAGACTATCGGGCTGCGATCGCGCCTGCTGTCCAGGACGAGGCGGCATGAGCGCGCAGCCGAAGCTGAAGGCGCAGCGGGGCCAGCGGCCCAGCCTGGAATTCCGCCCGATCGCGGACCTGATGATCGACCCGTCCTACCAGCGGTCGATCGACACGCCGGCAAGCCAGTTGCTGATCCGCCGAATCGCGGCCGATTGGGACTGGGATTTGTGCCAGCCCCTAAATGTCGGGCGGCGGCCGGAGGGTGCGCTGTATGTCGTGGACGGCCAGCATCGGCTGAGCGCGGCCGTGCTGCGCGGCGACATTTACGATCTGCCGTGCGTCATCAAGACGTCGAGCGGGTCGGAGGATGAGGCGGCGGCGTTCGTCGCGCTCAACCAGTCGCGGTTGCGGCTGAGCAAGCTGGAGATCTTCAAGGCGGCGCTGGCGGCCGGTAATGTCGAGGCGCATGATATCCGTGAGGCGCTGGAGGCGGCCGGGCTGTCGATCGCCGCGACGACCAACACGGACAGCTGGAAGGTCGGACAGGTCGTCAATATCCATGGGCTGGAGGTTTGCCTGCGTACGCATGGCATCCAGATGCTGCGGATGGCCTGTCTGGCTGGCGCCGTTGCCTTCCATGGTCAGGTGCTGCGGTATTGGGGGACGATCTTCCCCGGCATCGTCGCGGCCGTCGTGAAGCATGGCGTCGATCATAGCGAGATGATCACGCTGGTGCTGGGCGGGTGCGAGCAGGCCGAATGGCGCGATGAAATCAACCGCGCGAAGGCCAATAACCCCAATCTCAACATGCGCGCGGCGGCCGAAATGGCGATCGTCGGCGCGATCGACGAAGCCCTGGAGGCGAGCGATGACTGAAGCGACCGACAGCATCATCCATATTCTTGAAAGTCATGAGGCGCCCGAGGGTGGGTGGGACATGCCGGCGTTGCGGCGGTTGACCGGCCTGTCGATCGCCGCCTTTGCGGCGGCGGTGTCGCGGTTGCGGTCGCAGGGACGCATGCTGGCGTTCGAACTGGCGCTGGCGCCGGGTGAGGGGCAGGCGGTTGCCGTGCCGGCGGCGGTGCCGACGCTGGCCGAGCAGGTGGCAAGTGAGGCGCGGGAGGCGGGCGACAATCGCAAGGCGTCCCGCGCGATCGGCGGCCTGTCCGCGAGCAAGGTCCATGTGTCGGCCGGGGCGATCTTGCAGGAGCGGGCGCTGACCGATGCGCCGGCGCTGGCCGCCAGCATCATGAAGGATCGGTGGGGCCCGGTATGGGATCGCGTGTGTCGCCATGCCCATGCGACCAACCAGCGGCCGATCGCGGCGATGATATCGCTGCTCGACAAGGGCCTGAAGGCGGAGATCGCGGCATGATGCAGGTTCCCGTCAAGCCGCTGCGCGCGGCGCTTAAGGCGATCAAGGATGTCGTCGAGGCGCGCGCCACCATCCCGATCCTGAGCCATGTGCTGGTCAAATCGACGCCCGGCCAGATGTTCCTGACCGCGACGGACCTGGAAATCATGGTCGAAAAGACGGTCGACCTGGAGGATGCCGGTTCGAACCGGGCGATGGATTTCTGCGTCGATGCCGGCACGCTCGCCTCGATCGCGGCGAAGTTGCCGGCGGATGGCATCGCGACGGTCGAGGCCGACGGCAATCTGGGCATCACGATCAAGTGCGGACGGGCGCGGTTCAAGCTGCCCACGCTGCCGACGACCGACTTCCCCACGATCGCGGCGCGCGACTGGGATGCCGAGTGGGAGCAGGATGCGACCAAGCTGATCGCGATGATCGAGAGCGTGCGATTTGCCATTTCCACCGAAGAAACGCGCTATTATCTGAACGGCATCTTCGTCCATGTACCTGACGGGTCGGCCTGCCAGTTCGCGGCGGCGACCGATGGCAACAGGCTGGCGCGGTACCATCTGGACGTTGCGGACGGCGCCGAAGAGATGCCCGGCGTGATCCTGCCGCGCAAGGCGATGAAGGTGCTGGCCGCGCTGCTGGATGAAGAGGGGGGCACCGTCGGCATCAGTGTCAGCACGTCGAAATTCCGGTTCGAGATCGGCAAGACGGTGCTGACCGGCAAGACGATCGACGGGCAGTTCCCCGATTACACGCGGGTGATTCCGGCGGCCAATCCGCATGGGGCGTGGTTCCGGCCCAAGCCGCTCATCGAGGCGGTGGAGCGGGTGCTGACGATCGCCAGCGACAAGAGCCGGCTGATCGCACTGACCTTCGCCGGCAACATGCTGACGCTGTCGGTCGCCAGTCCCGAAAACGGCACGGCCAGCGAAGAGGTCGAGGTCGAATATGACGGGCCGGAACTGAAAATCGGCTTCAACGGCAACTTCCTGCTCGATGTCCTGCGGCATCTGGTCGGCACCGGATCGGATGAGGCGCGGGCGCAGGTCATGCTGAATGACGCCGCGGCGCCGTCGCTCTGGCAGGAAAGCGACGATGCTGCCCGGCTGTATGTCCTCATGCCGATGCGGGTTTAGGGCGATGGCTGATGTCCCGCCGCCCTTCTGGCTCGTCTGGAACAGAAACGGCCGAAAGCCGGTGTTCGAGCATGAAAGCTATCATTCCGCCCGTGCGGAAGCTGAGCGGCTGGCGCGGGCAAATCCGGGGAGTGCATTCTATGTTCTGGCGCCTGTCGCTCGCGGCGGTTCCGATCGCTCCAACATCTGCTGGTCGCATTTCGAGCGGACGGGCGTCGGTTGCATCGACGATTTCAACGATGAGCATGCGCCGGAGGCGGACGAATGACGGGTCTCTTTCCCGACCATGAGGCGGTCATCGCCGGGCCCGCGCCGCGTGGCCTCGGCCGCGCGATGGCGGGCGGTGCCACGGTAGAGCGGCAGGGCAATGATTATTATCCCACGCCGCCGACGGCGACCCTGGCCTTTCTGGCGGCTGAGCGGCGCCATCTGCTGGACGCGGTCGATCTGGAGCATGCGATCTGGGAGCCATGCGGGCGCGGTGGGGCGATAGCGACGCAGCTGGAGAAAGCCGGCTTCGCGACGATCGCCACCGACCTGGTGCCCGATCCCGCGCATCGGGTGACCGGGCAGAACCTGCTGACATGCCAGCGGGCCTATTCGCCGGTGGTAGTGACCAATCCGCCCTTTGCGCTGGCGGCGGACATGATCCGGCACCTGCTGGGCGATCTGGGCTGCACCTATGTCGCGCTGCTGCTGAAGGCGACCTATTGGCATGCGGAGAAACGCACCGGCCTGTGGCGGTGGCGGACGCCCGTGCGGATCTATGCGCTCAACTGGCGGCTCGACTGCCTGGGCCTGGGCAATCCGACCATGGAATTCATCTGGGTCGTATGGGACGCGCGGCGCGACGGGCCCTGTCAATATGATGTCCTGACGCCCTTCAGCGCGCCGGACCTGCTGGGAGAGGTATGATGGCGGACGATCGGCAGTGGACTTGGTGGGCGGATGAGGGTGAGGAGGTCGAAACCTTCCGATTCACCGGGACCACCCGTGATGACGTTATTGCCACGGTTCGGGCGGAATGCGGACCAGACGTCATCATTTCCGTCGTAGAGGCCACTCAAGATGGGCCGTTCCTCACCGATCTGTTCGATGACGATAGCATCGACGACGTGATCGAGCGCTTTGCAGATGCCAATTCCGATCGGTTCGGCGAAGATGGTTTCGACGGATCGATTGATCACGCCGGCCTCGCTGCGGCGCTGAATGCGGCCTGTGCAGCCTATTTCGCGGCGCATGGCGGTGACATCATCGTCTGGTCTTTCACGGCCCAACGCAACAAGGAAGTGATCCGGCCTGCTGCGGCGCCGGCCTGACCTTCGCGACATCGCTGTTTGTTTTTAGCCTGATTTTCGGGGTGGGTTTTCGTGTCTCTATCAACCGCGTTTCTGGACGAAATCCGCGACCGCACCACGCTTTCGGCGCTGATCGGCAAGTCGATCAAGCTGGACAAGGCCGGCAAGGAACATAAGGCCTGCTGCCCCTTCCATGGGGAAAAGACGCCCAGCTTTACCGTCAATGACGACAAGGGCTTTTACCATTGCTTCGGTTGCGGCGCGCATGGCGATGCGATCCGCTGGCTGACCGATCATGGCGGCATGGACTTCATCGATGCGGTGAAGGATCTGGCGGCGGCGGCCGGGCTGGAGATGCCGGCGCGCACGCCGGAGGAAGCGGAGCGATCGCGCCGGCTGGAGCATGTCGGCCAGGTGCTAGGCGAGGCGGGGGCGTGGTTCGCCCGCCATCTGGAGCCGGCGGGGGCGATCATGGAGGCGCTCGATGCGCGCGGCGTCAGCGCCGACGCGATCGCGCGCTTCGGTATCGGTTATGCGCCGGCGCGCGGCTCGATATCGGCGATCGGCATCGCGCGCGATCAGCTGGAGGCGGCGGGGCTGCTGTTCCGCACGGATGAGGGCGAGCTGCGCGATCGCTTTCGCAACCGGATTATCGTGCCGATCCATGATGCGCGCGGTCGGCCGATCGGCTTTGGCGGGCGGGCGATCGGCGAAAACCTGCCCAAATATCTGAACAGCGACCAGTCCGACCATTTCGACAAGGGGCGGGTGCTGTTCAACCTGCACCGGGCCGCGCCGGCTGCGCGCGAGGCGCGGCGGCTGTTGCTGGTCGAGGGCTATTTCGACGTCATCGCCCTGGACCAGGCCGGGATTGCCGAAGTGGTGGCGCCGATGGGCACGGCGATCACGGCCGAGCAGCTGGAGCGCGCATGGCGCGTGATCGAATGTCCGGTGTTGCTGATGGATGGCGACGCCGCCGGCAGGAAGGCGGCCGATCGCGCCTGTGTGCGGGCGCTGCCCTTCGTCGGGCCGGGTCGGTCGCTGAAGATCGCCACCCTTCCGGACGGCACGGATCCTGACGACCTGGTGCGCGGTTGCGGCCGGGAAGCGATCGACGCGCTGGTCGACGGTGCGTTGTCGCTGTCCAGCTATATCTGGACGTCCATCCTGGCAGCCGGGGACGGAGCGACGCCGGAAGGGAGAGCCGCCATATGGGCGGAACTGGCGGCGCTGGCGCAGACGGTCGGCCATGATGAGACGCGCGGGCAGTATCTGGCCTATTGGCGCCGGCTGTTCGACGATGCGTTTCCCCCCGCACCCCTGTGGGTGGGAGAGGATCAAAAGCTTCCGGTTGGAAGCGTGGAAGCGCTCTTCTGCGATCAAACGGCGGAGGTGCAGGAGCGGCTGCGCGCGGTGGCCCTCATGCGGCTGGCCGGCGCGATCAAGGCGGCCAGGCGCGACAAGGATGGCGTGACGCTGTTCGCCTGGGGCATGGGGCGGCGGGTCGGTGCCGGGATGCTCGATCGGGCGGTCGCGGACGATGCGATCGCCGTGGTGGCGCAGGATGTCGACGATGTCACGGCCGAGGATATCGACAAGGCCTTCGATGCCGGTTTCGCGCGTGGTTTCGACGTTGCGCCGATGCTGCTCGACATGCGCTGCGCCGGATTCCAGCGGACCGACCTGGGCAATGCCGAGCGGTTCCAGGCGCGCTATGGCGATGCTTTTCGCTTCACCACGGCCAAGGGCTGGCTGGGATGGGACGGGCGCCGGTGGAAGGTGCTGGACCAGGACAAGGATACGTTGCCGGCGGAAGTGCAGGCGGCCGTGTTCGACACGGTGCGGGCGATCCAGCGCGAGAGCGATTTCGTAGCGGCGACGGGCTTTGTCGAGCCCGATGAGCCCTTGCCACTGGAGGGCAAGCCGCCGCTGATCCTGGTCATCCGCTGGCAGCTCTATCGCGAGAGCGGGGAACGCGCCTCGGCCATGGACCGGGTCACGGACCTGAAGAGTGGCCCGGTCATCCTGTCGGAGCAGATTGCCAAGTGGGGCAGGGCGTCGGAGGCATCCGGCAAGCTTGGCTGCATCGCGGGCCTCGCCAAGCGGTGGGTCACCGCGCCGATCGAGGATTTCGACCGTGATCCGTTCGCCATCAACGTGCTGAACGGCACGCTGCGCTTTCGGCGTGACAAGAAGAACGGGTCGACCGTGGCACTGGAGCCGCATCGGCGCGAGGATCTGAATACGAAGCTGGCGCCGGTCACCTATGATGAGGCGGCGACGTCGACCATCTATGACGGGTTTCTGGAGTGGGCACAGCCCGACCCGGCGATGCGGCGATATCTGCACCAATGGGCCGGATATTCGGCCAGTGGCGACATTTCCGAGCAAAAGCTGCATTTCTGGTACGGGCTGGGCGCGAACGGCAAGTCGACGACGATCGACCTGTGGGCGCATGTCTTGGGCGATTACAGCGGCACGATCGGCATCGAGACGTTTCTGGATCAGGGTATCAAGAAACGGGGCGAGCAGGCATCGCCGGATCTGGCGCGCCTCGGTGGCGTGCGGATGCTGCGCGCGTCGGAGCCGGAGCGGGGCGCGAAGCTCAATGAAGCGCTGATCAAGGCGGCAACGGGCGGCGAGCCGATGGCCGTGCGCGCGTTGCACCGTGGCTTCTTCGACCTGATGCCGCTGTTCAAGCTGACGATCGGCGGGAACTACAAACCGGACATTCCCGGCACGGACGAAGGCATATGGCGCCGCATGAAGCTGGTGCCGTGGAACGCGCATGTGGCGGACGGCGATCGCGATGAGCAGCTGCCTGCCAAGTTGCGGGCGGAGGCCGCCGGCGTGCTGAACCATATTGTGCGCGGCCTGCTGGACTGGATGGACCATGGCCTGGTCGAGCCGGATGCGGTGCGGGAGGCCACGGCCGAATATCGCGATAGCAGTGATCCGCTCGGGCGATTCCTGCGGCTATGTACGGAGGTCGACCCGCAAGGGCGCATCCAGTCGTCGCGGCTGTACGATGTGTTCGTGGCGTGGTGCAAGGCGGCGGGCGAGCGGGACTGGAGCCAGAAGGGCTTCAGCAAGGCCATGGCCGACAAGGGCTTCAGCAAGAAACAGAGCGACGGGATGCAGTGGCTGGGCATGCGCCTGGTGCGCGAGGCGTCTGACTTCATCGATGAGCATGGAAAGGTGCGGCAGGACATGCCAGCGCCGCCACCTGAAGGCGATGGGCCGGCATCAGGCGAGCCGCCGCCCGACATCGATCAGGATTGGGTGCCCGACTTCTGAGCGGCGGGTTGCGCGAAAGATTCGGATGCTTCCGGTTCGGAAGGGTGGCGGAAGCATCATTGGAAGGAAGAAAGCGCGGATTTCTGCGCCTTTGGAAGGGTTGGAAGGATTGGCCGCATATTATCATCACACATGCGTGCGCGCACATGCGCATGCGCGATGAAAATATACATATATCCTTCCAATCCTTCCGATCATTCCAAAATAGAAGAATAAATAAGGCTTTTCAGTAGGTTATTAGGTGGAAGGGTTGGCGATGATGGTTCCGGTAGCGGAAGGGTTGGTTTTCTGGACATTTGACGATGTCGAGGCGCGTCTGGTGGAGGCGATGCGGCTGTGGTGGCATGTGGAAGGCGCGGGCTGGCCGTTCGCGTCCGATGGTCCGTGGCACCTGATCGCCCAGGACAAGACATGGGACTGGGATCGCGATAGCTGGGCTGATGCGCCTATCCCCAAGCTGCCATTGTCGCGCGAACAGATGCGACGTCGGGATGAGGCGACGGCTTGGCTTCGCCATGCGCCCGATCGTGATAGGCGGTTGGTTGTCATGGCCGTCACGGCGCTCGCTGCTGGCCGCAAGACGGTGCCTTGGCGTGCCCTGCTGAAGCCGATGGGCCTCACGCTGGGCGCGCATGGCCTTCGCAAGCGCTACTCGCGTGCCGTGACTTGCATCTGCGAAACGCTGAATGGCGCAGAAATGCGCGCATAGACACGGTGCAAGGGGTAGAATGTTGCATCATGCGAATAAAGTTTGTCCACCTTTTGGCCGAAATCCGCTAGTTGGGAACTACGCTGGTGGCGGGCCTGTGTTCGGTGCCAGCGTGGCGATCCTCTCCTATCCTGCAACGCCCCGCTTGGCCCCGGCCCGGCGGGGCGTTGCCGTTTCGGGCACGGTCGGTGCGGCGATCCGGGCGGGCAGGGGGTGACCCCTCCCCGAGCGGGTCCTTACCCGGCCCGGCCCCCTAGTGCGGTGGGGCGAGGCGCGATGGTAGACGGTTCATACCGTCATCGTCATTATGAACTTTGTGAACTGAACCGGAGCGAGCGCATGGGACGATTGACTGCCCTCGGCTCGCGGCTTGGTTCGATGCCCGCGAGGGTACGTGCTGCGCCCAAGGTGGCGGAAGGCTTCTACTCTTCGTCCGCGTGGCGCGAGCTGGTGCGGGATCGCAAGCGCGATGCTGACTATGCCGCTGCGAAGCGGCGAGCCAAGCCGGGCGAACGGCTGATCCTCGATCACAAGGTCGAGCGCAAGGATGGCGGTGCGGACCTCGATCCGGCCAATACCGAATGGCTCACCAACTCCGAGCATCAGGCGAAGACGGCGAAGGCGCGGGCCGCGCGGGCGCAGGGTCGGACATGGGGCCAGAGCCAGTGACCGACGTTCCGCAGCGTTGCTCGGTCTACGATGCTGACATCGACTGGACTGTCGCTGCGCGGCTGCGGGTCGAGGTGAATGGTTTGGTTCAAGATAACGTTGTTGCCTACGATGCCGAAGCGGGATGGGTCGATCGACCCGAGATCGACGCATCCGGCGACATAGTCTTCGACGGCCTGCGCGGCGAGGTGTCGATGGAGCGGGTGACCGGCAACGTGGTCGTGACCCTGCTGCCAGAGGGGGGTGGGTCAAAAGTCTAGAAGGCCGGCGGCCCTATCACCGCCAGCCCTCTCATTTGGAGATTTTTTTCGTGGCGGATGAGTTTTCGGGGGTCGATCTGTTCGGTGACCCGATCATTCCGCGACAGGAAGGCCGTGGGCGACCGGAACATAGTTGGTGCCTGGAAAACTCAAACAAGGTGCTGCTGGCATTCGCGCGCGGCCTGAGCGTCAAAGAGGCGGCGACGGCCATCGGGGTGTCGGTCCCCACGCTGCGCAAACATTATTTTGCCGAGGTCGCGAAACGGACGGCGGCGCGTCTCCGGATGGAAATGACCCAGCTGGCTCGCCTCAACTCGGCGGCGCAGGGCGGCAACGTCGCGGCCGAGAAGGAGTTGATGAAGCGGCTCGACAAAGCGGCGCTGGCAGACCTGTCCGATCGTGTCGCCCATCGCGATCATGCGCCAGCGAAGGCGAAGGCCGAAAAGCTGGGCAAGAAGGCGGCGGCAAAGGATGCGGCCGGTCAGGTCGGCGGGAAGTTTGCGCCGCCCGCTGCGCCCAGGCTGATAAACTAGGTCGGGGTGCCGGTCTGGTCGACCGCCTGCCTCGACTGGGAGGCGCGGATAGTTGAGCGGCGGTCGCTGATCCCGTTTGACCCGCTGTTTCCCGATGAAGCGGCGGCGGCACTGGCAGTGTTCAAGTCGCTGCGGATTGTCGACGTGCCTGGCATGCCGACCTTCGGCGAGGCCTGCGAACCGTTCGTGTTCGATTTCGTCGCGGCGATCTTTGGCGCCTACGACCATGGGCAGGCCCGTCGGCTGATCACGGAATTCTTGCTGCTCATCAGCAAGAAGAACGCCAAGTCCACGATCGCGGCCGGCATCATGGTGACGGCGCTGATCCGCAACTGGCGGCATTCGGCCGAACTGCTGGTGCTGGCGCCGACGAAGGAAGTGGCGAATAATGTCTTCGTCCCGGCTGCCGGGATGGTCCGCAACGATCCTGAGCTAGCCGCTCTGCTACATGTCGTAGAGCATCAGCGGATTATCAAGCATCGGGTGACCGAAGCGGAACTGAAGGTAGTTGCCGCTGACACGGATATCGTGTCCGGCAAGAAGGCCGCGTTCGTTCTGGTCGAGGAGCTATGGCTGTTCGGCAAGCGCGCCAACGCGGATGCGATGTTGATGGAGGCGACCGGCGGCATGGTGTCGCGACCGGAAGGCTTCGTCGTCTATCTGTCGACGCATAGCGATGAGTCTCCGGCGGGTGTGTTCAAGGAGAAGCTTCAGCTTTTCCGGGATGTGCGTGACGGAGTAATCTCCGATCCGCGCAAGCTAGGGGTATTGTACGAATATCCGGCGGCGATGATCGAGGCTCAAGCCTATCTGGACCCGGCGAACTTCTACGTCACCAATCCGAATATTGGCCGATCCGTCGACCCGATCTGGCTGACGGAGAAGCTCGCGGAGGCTCAGCGGGGCGACGGCGGTGCGTTGCAGGTGTTCCTGGCCAAGCATCTGAACGTCGAAATCGGCCTGCGGCTGAGCCGCGACCGATGGCGCGGTGCAGACTATTGGGAGGCGGCAGCTGATCCAACATTGACACTGGATAGCCTGCTCGATCGCTGCGAGGTTGCCGTGATCGGCGTCGATGGGGGCGGTCTGGATGATCTTTACGCGATCTGCGTTGCGGGTCGCGAGCGGGATACAAAGCGCTGGCTTTATTGGGTGCGCGCCTGGGTCGATGAGGGCGTGCTAAAGCTGCGATCGGAGATTGCGCCGCGCCTGCGCGATTTCGAACGGGACGGCGACCTGGTCATCATGGGCCATAATGGCGGGCCGCCGCTGGACGATGTGGACGATGACGACGACGTACCACCGGCTGACCTGTTGGACGATGAGCGGGATGTGCGCGAGATCGTCGCCATCGTGGAGAAGGTGAAAGACCGGGGATTGCTGCCTGAAAAGAACGGCGTCGGCCTAGACCCCGAGGGCGTCGGCGCTTTGGTCGACGCGCTGGCGGAAATTGGGATCGTCTTCCCGCAGCTGGTATCCGTGTCGCAGGGTTATCGATTGGCATCGGCCGTCTGGTCGCTGGAGCGAAAATTGAAGCGCAGCCGCGCAGTTCATTGCGGGTCTGGCCTGATCAACTGGTCGGTCAGCAATGCTAAAATCGAGCAGAAGGGTAATGCAGTCGTGATCACGAAGCAGATCTCCGGCAAGGCCAAGATCGACCCCGTGATAGCCGCGCTCAATGCGACAAAATTGCTGGAGATGAACCCGGCAGCCAAGCCGTTATCGGTCTATCGCTCTCGCGGCATTGTTCGGGTTTGATCGCTGATGCCATCGCCTGACGATTATCGTGCGGCAGCCGGCTACCGCCGGTCGCACGGCGGCGGCGTGCGCGTCGACCGCACCGTGCGGCCAACCGTCCAGGCTCTTACCGCTATGGATTTCGACAGCCCGGTGCTTCACGAATTTGTGCGCGGCGGACGGACCAGCTCTGCCGGCGTGCCGGTGACCGAAAAGATGGCGCTGCGCAACAGCACTTTCTTCCGTGCAGTCAACCTGATCGCAGGCAGCATCGGCATGTTGCCGACGCATCTGATGCGCCGGTCCATTGTCAATGGGCGGGAGCGGATCGAGAAGGCGCGCAACCATGCGCTGTATCGGATTCTGCACAAGCGTCCGAACCAGTATCAGACTGCGTTCGAGTTCAAGAGCTACATGCAGACGCTGGCTCTGCTGGACGGCAATGCCTACGCCCTGATCATACGTGGCATGGTGCGGGGCAAGGCGAACCAGATCATTGCGCTGATACCCCTTCCGCGCAAGAGCGTGACCCCGAAGCTGTCCGACGACTGGAAATTGACGTTCGAATATCGCCGTCCGAAGGGTGGCACCGTCACGCTGCAACAGTCAGACGTGTTCCACTTCCGCCATCCAGTGACCTGTGACGGGTTGCGCGGCCTCGATCTGGTCGACATCGCAGCCAATGCGATCGGCATCGCCAGTCAGGCGGAGAAGGCGGCTGGCAAGCTGCTGAGCGGCGGCGTGATGGCCGGTGGCGCTTTGGAAACAGACAAGTCGCTGGGACCTGAAGCCCTCGATCAACTGCGCGATAGTCTCCGCGAGGATCATACCGGCGCAGAGAATGCCGGTGATTGGATGGTGCTGGAAGAGGGTATGAAGGCCAAGCCCTTCATCACGTCGGCCAGGGACGCGCAATATGATGAAATGCGCAAGCGGCAGGCAGAAGAGGTATCGCGCATAACGGGTGTCCCCCGCCCTCTGCTGATGTTCGATGAAACCAGCTGGGGCAGCGGGATCGAGCAGCTGGGCCTGTTCTTCGTCACCTACTGCCTGATGCTCTGGTTCGTCGCGTGGGAGCAGGCGATCGAACGGTCGTGTCTGACGATTGAGGAACAGGACGCCGACGAGCTGTATGTGAAATTCAACGAAGGCGCGCTGCTGCGCGGCTCGCTCAAGGATCAGGCGGAGTTCTTCGCCAAGGCGCTTGGCCAGACCAACCCCTATCGGACTGCCAATGAGGTTCGCGGCGCCTTCGATCTCAATCCGATCGATGGCGGCGACGACCTGCCGCAGCCATCAAAATCAACGCCACCGTCGAAGGAAAAGGACGATGAGTGACAATCAGCCAGCGCCCCGCAAGCCGGAAGCGGTGAAAACGATTGGCGGGCACCCGGTGCCAGGCGCTAAGCCGGTGCGGCCTGCTCCAGGTCGTCCGGCGTCGATCGTGGGCCGGGTCCAGGGCCGTGACCGCCCCGGCGCGCTACCGATTCCGGCATCCCGTGATGTCAGCGCCTTTTCGCCAACGACCGTCCTCGACCGGTGGAACGCCGATGCAGCAGGTATTCGCCCATCGGCACTGGAAAAGGGCGATAATGTCATCACCATGTTCGAGCTGATCGGCGAAGATTGGTGGACCGGCGGCGGGGTGACCGCAAAGAAGTTGGCAGCCCAGCTGCGCGCGATTGGCGATCGCCCCGTCGAGGTCCAGATCAACAGCCCCGGCGGCGACATGTTCGAGGGCCTGGCCATCTACAATATCCTGCGCGAGCATCCGCAACCCATTACCGTTAAGGTGATGGGCATGGCTGCCTCCGCTGCATCCGTGATCGCCATGGCCGGCGACACTATCCAGATTGGCGCAGCGTCCTTTTTCATGATCCACAATTGCTGGGTGGTTGCTGCCGGCAACCGCAACGACATGCAGGAAGTGGCCGAATATCTGGCGCCGTTTGATCAGGCGATGGCAGATGTCTATGCCCAGCGGACCGGACAGACGTCAGCTGAATGCGCCAAGTGGATGGACGCTGAAACCTACATGTCCGGTTCCGTTGCGATCGAACGTGGCTTTGCCGATGAGTTGTTGCCGGCGGACCAGACCAAGCTTGATGAGAGTGCCAAGGCCGCCGATCGCGACGTCAACGAGGTTCGCGCCATGGAAATGGCCCTTGTAAATAGCGGGATGACGCGCTCACAGGCGCATGCCCGCATCAAAAGTCTCAGGGGTACGCCTGGCGCTGCCCCTGAACCTGCCGACACGCCTGGCGCTGGCGGCGATCCCGAACTGGTGGCCGCCATTGAGCGTCTGACCCAGTCCTTCCGCAGCTAACAGCCAAAGAGGCCCATCATGAAGTTCACGACCCGAACCGCCCTCGCGGCGGTGGCAACCCTGCTCGCCTATCCCTTCCGCGCCGTCCACGCCGAGCCGTCGAAGCTCACCTTGACGCCGCCGACCCTGCCAGCAATGCCGCGCGCCCTTGCCGCTGCTACCATTCGAGCCGATGTGTCAGGCGATCCGAAGGCCATGATCGCCGCGCTTCAGAGCGCCTTTGAAGAATTCAAGGCGGCTAATGATGCACAGCTGAAGGCCAAGGTTGATGACTCCGTCGTCAACGACAAGCTCGGCAAAATCAACGACACGCTGAGCGCGCTGGAAGCGTCGATCAACGAGCATTCGACGACGCTTGCGGCCGCCAGCCTTGGCGGATGCGTGCAGCCCGCACTGGCCGATCCGGAATATTCCGGCCTGTTCGCGTCCTACGTCCGCGATGGCGGTCGCGACGACGAAGACAAGCTGAAGGCGGCGCATCGGCCCGGAACGCCGCGTGCCGCGATGAGCGAAGGTAGCAACACCGACGGCGGTTACACGACCCCGATCGAATGGGACCGAACCATCACGGGTCGCCTGAAGCTGATTTCGCCGATCCGGCAGGAGGCGACGGTCCAGTCGATCAGCAGTGCGGGGTTCACCAAGCTGTTCACCGATCGCGCGGTCGGTAGTGGCTGGGTCGGAGAAACCGCGTCGCGGCCCGCCACCAGCACGCCGCAGTTCACGTCTCTGGCCTTCGGCCTGGGCGAGATTTATGCCAATGCCGCCGCGTCGCAGCAGTTGCTGGACGACAGCGAGATCGACATCGAAAAGTGGCTGACCGGTGAGATCGAAACGGAGTTCGCCCGCCAGGAAGGGATCGCCCATCTGTCGGGCGACGGATCGAACAAGCCTTTCGGCATTCTGACCTATGTGACCGGAGCGGCAAACGCCGCGCGTCATCCCTGGGGTGATATTAAGGTCACCAACAGCGGGCATGCCACCCTGTTCACGACCGACGGCCTGGTGTCGGCGGTCTACGATCTGCCGGCGATGTATGAGCCGAATGCCAAATTCTTCCTGAACCGCTCTTCGCTGGGCGCTATCCGGAAGCTGAAGGATGGCCAGGGCAACTATATCTGGCAGCCGACCTATGTCGCCGGTCAGCCGTCGACATTGCTGGGGCGACCCGTGGTCGATGTGCCGGACATGCCCAACGTTGCCGCCAATGCCATCGCGGCCTTGTTCGGCGATATGCGCGAAACCTATCTGGTCATCGACCGGATCGGCGTCCGTGTCCTGCGCGATCCGTACACCAACAAGCCCTATGTGTGCTTCTACGTCACGAAGCGCACCGGCGGCGGTGTGCAGAACCCCGACTCGATGAAGGCGATCAAGATCGCCGCGTAATCACTGTCTCCGGGCCAGCTGATGCTGGCCCGGTTGATCGAAGCGACGCCGTGTGCGCCGTTTCGGTCAACTTCAGGAGAAAGCCCATGACCGTCAAGAAAACCGAGGCGGATAAGGCCGCCGATGCCCCCGCCCAGATTGCGCCCGCCACGGAAGTCGACGCCGCAGGGGCGCCCCAGCAAATCGTGCCGGACGTCGACCTGTCCCATCCGGCGGTGGATAATGATCCGCGCGCCGGCACGACCGTCGAGCAGAACAAGATCGATTTCAACGATCCGAACCTGTCGGGTCAGGAAGCGGTCGAGAAGAATCTGGCCGAGCAGTCGAAGAACTGAACCGTTGGGGCCGCGCTGCGCGGTCCCGACCTTCCAGCGTGTCGAGGTACCCATGGCAGAGCCTCTTTCAGTTCGTGACGTGAAGAGCCAGCTGCGTATCGACGGCAACGACGAGGATCTGTTTCTTGAAGGCGCGATCGTCGATGCCCGTGGATGGGTGGAAGATTATACCGGAATTATCCTGACGCGCCGGCAAATCACGAAATCGCTGCGCCGCTTCGATCAGAGCATCGTGGCATGGCCTATCATCTCGATCGACAGCGTGTCCTATGTCAGCCAAACCGGCGAGGCCGTGTTGCTCGACGCCACGCTGTATCAGGCGCAGATGGCGTCACGGCCCGCGCGGCTGACCTCACGGTCCTGGCCGGTCACCATGAAAAGCAGCGGCATTGCCGTCACCATGACAGCGGGCTTCGGTAGCATCGCGGCGATCAACGATTTTTCGCCCAATCTCATCAACGCCATGCGGCGTCTGGTTGCCGGCGCGTACGAAAATCGCGAAACCGGCGGGATCGGGGGCGAACCGGAAGAGGCCGCGAAGTCGCTGTGCCAGAATTTGCGGGCGCGCCGGGTATGAAGGCGGGGCCACTGGATCGCCGCCTGCGTATCGAGCGGCCGATCGCGGACGATGCGATCGACGGCGCTGGCTCCGGGACATGGCGGCTGGTGGCGACAGTCTGGGCCAATGTGCAGGATGCGCTGCCCAGTCGCGCCGACAGGCTGGGCGACGGCATCAACATGGCGACGCGGCCGTCGCGCGTGCGGATGCGGTACCGTCCCGACATCACGTCTGACATGCGTTTTGTCATGGGTGGCCGTGTCATGCAGATCGTGTCTGGCCCTGCAGAGCTGGGGCGGCGCGAGGGGCTGGAATTCATGGTCGAGGATTATCGGCCGGCTGGGAACCCCGCCTGATGGTGACGACGCGGGGCAAGAGCGACGTGAAGCGCTTCTTCGCGGCCGCGCCGGCGCAGATCAAGGAACGCGTGTTGCGGGGTGCGGCGCGCTCGGCGGCCAATGTCGTGGCGGATGAGGCCCGGCTGCGGGTCACGTCCGATCGGGTCGCGCGCGCGATCAAGGTGCGGACGCGGATCGAGGGGGACAAGATCATCGCGCGGGTGCAGGTGCTGATGGGTGGCTACAACCTGCCCATCTGGCTGGAATATGGGACCGACCCGCATTTCATTTCGGTGGACGATAGCCAGCGCGCCGGGCTGAGCGTTCGCAAGGTCAATTCGAAGACGCGGGACGGATCGCTGGTGATCGGCGGCAATTTCGTGGGTGAGACGGTGCACCATCCTGGTGCGCGCGCGCACCCGTTCCTGCGCCCCTCACTCGACATGAAGGAAAGCGAGGCGAAGGCCGCCGCGCAACACTTCATCCTGTCTCGGGTGAAGCGGACCGGCATCATCGGCAATGACGAGGGGGATGAGGCATGACGACCGGTGCCGATATCGTCGCGACGCTGCTGCGCGCGGATGACGCCGTCATCACCCTGGTGCCGGCGCCGCAGATGAAGCTCGGCCGGTTGCCGGAAAACGCGCCGCTGAATGCCCTGCTGATCCGGACGGTCAGCATCATCGACCGGCAGGTGTTGAAGCGGCAGGCGATCGTGCGCTCTACGGCCCGCGTGTCGGTGACCGTGCGCGCCGGCAATTACCGCGATCAGGGCGCTGTCATCAGGGCGGCGCGAGACTGCTGCGCGGGATGGACCGGCGACATGGCGCCTGCCCAGCGCATCTCGATCCTGAATGCCGGCGTCGGTCCCGACGTGAACGGCCCCGGCAACAGCTTCGAACAGACCATAGATTTTCGCGTCAGTTTCGACGCTCCTTACTGACGACTGGAGGAAGACATGTCCGACGAAAAGAAGAAGAAGGCCTTCATCATCCGGGATTTCACGGATGCCGGCACCGAACGGAATTACACCGGCGGGTCGATCGTGCCGATCGAGGAAGGCTCTTTCGTCAACTATGAAGCGGCCGGACTGGTGCGCGCGCCGACGGCCGACGATCAGAAGGCCGCTGCGGGCAATACCGCCTCCTCCAGCACCGCCAGTACCGGCGCTACCGCCTGATCCATACCCGATCGATCGGGTTCATCGCCGGCTGAGCCGGCTCGCCCAACAGGAGAAATGCAATGCCTATGACTGCGGCGGGCGCCACGCTCGCTATCGGCGCTGTTGCGCCTGCCACCCACGACGCTGCTGGCTTCGCCGCGCTGACGCTGACCGTCGTGGGCGGCATCGACAAGATCGGGACGATCGGTTCGTCCTTCGCCAAGGTGGAATTCCAGCCCCTGAAGGGGCCGAAAGATAAGCTGAAAGGTTCTTGCGACTATGGCGCGCTTCAGCCCTCCATGGCGCTGGACGACAACGATGCCGGGCAGACTATTGTTCGGACGGCCGCCGACGATGAAACGAACAAGCTCTTTCCTGTAGGCGTCACCTATCAGAACGGCGCCAAGCGGTACTTCATGGCCCGCGTGTTCGGCTATCCTGAAACGACCGATGGCGCCGACACGATCGTGATGGCCAATCCGGTTGTGGAAATCTGCACCAAGCCGGTCAAGGTCGCCCCAGTCTAACCCATTTTTCCGCGCCGCTCTGGCCGGATCACTGCGCATCGACCCGTCCCGCGCCTCGCGGGTCACGGGGCGGGTCGGTGCACCCAAAACCCGCGAAGGACTATCCCCATGGACATCACCACTCAATCCGTCACGCCGACCGCGCCGATCCACCTGAAGGGCGCCGATGGCGAGCTGCTCTATTCCAATGGCGACACGAGCAAGCCGGTTCGCGTCATCGTGTACGGTCCGGGCTCCGACCAGTTCGCCGCGATCGAGGCGAAGCAGACGTCGCGCGTGCTGAAGCGCATGGCCGATAATGACGGCAAGCCTTCCGCCGTCGCGCCCGAGGTGCGCATTCGCGAACGTGCCGAGGATCTGGCGGCCGTCACCGTCGGCTTCGAGAATTTCAGCTATCCGCCCGCTGGCGACAAGCAGGGGGCGGACCTGTTCCAGGCCTTCTACGCTGATCCCAAGCTCGGCTACATGGCGCAGCAGGTGATGAAGTCGGTGCAGGACTGGGGAAACTTCAAGCCCGGCTCGGCCGGGAACTGACCCTTGTCGTCCGGCAGATGGCTTGGTTCAACGCCACGCCCAGGCCGGATCCGCGCAGCCGACGTGGCCAGCGCGACAGTGATGCGCCGACGCTCAGCCGCGCCGAACAGCGCAAGCGCGACGGCCTGGCCTTGCCCATGCCGCCCAATCCGGCGCCGCACATCATCGACAGGTTGGTCGAGATGGGCCTGACCGAAGCGGCCGGCATGGGCGTGGCGCCGATCAGCTGGGCCACGCTGCATAGCTGGCAGCAGGTGACCGGCATCCGCCTGCCGGCATGGGAAGCGCGGATGATGCGCAAATTGTCCACCGCCTATCTGGTCGAGAGCCGCAAGGCCGAGGCCGAAACCTGTCCGCCGCCCTGGCGGATCGCAATCACCGCGCGCGAGCGCGACCTGGAAGATCAGCGCCTGCGGGCGTTGCTGGGCTAAACTGAAGGAGCGTCGTCAGTGGCAGATTATGACGTTCCGACCATGGAGGTCGGCTTTGCGATCGATACCGGTGGGTCGTTCAGTGAACTGATCCAGCTTCAGCAGGTGATGGAAAGCACCGAGGGCAAGGTCATCGCGGAGGCGGCGCGCATCGAGCGGGCGACCGGCGGCATGGTGAACACGAGAGCCGCGACCGCAGAGATTATCGCTTTCGGCAATTCCATGACGCGCGAGGCGCGCGTGGCCGCGCAGGAACTGGCGCGGATCGAAAAAGCCGGCGAGGGCCTGTCCCACCAGCTTGAGAAGCAGGGTTCAACCTTTGGCAAGACGCGTGAGGAAGTGCGCGCCATGAAGGTCGAAACCGCCGCTCTTGCTGCTGAACAGGCAGGTCTTACCGAACTGGCCCAACGTCTCAGGACGCAGGAGCAGGCTCTTTACGAAGCAGAGTTCGCAGCCATGCGCCGTTCAAAGGCTGAGGCGCAGGCGTTGGCAGAGGCCAAGCTTCAGGCGGCGATGGATTCCGAGAAGGAAGCCCGTGCCGTGCGCGAAGCGGCGGCCGCATATCAGTTGTTCGAGGCCCGTGCGCGACAGGCATCTGCTGCATATAAAGAACAGGAACGGCTTCTGGCCGCCGCCGCGACCGAGCGGGAGGCACAGGCGGCTCGAGAGGCAGCACAAGCCTATCAGCTGTTCGAAGCACATGCGCGCCGCATGTCCGCCGCCTTCCGTGAAAAGGAGGCGGCAGAAAAATCAGATGCCGCTGCTCTGGCACGATATCAGGCACTTCTCGATCCGACGACGGCAAGTCAGGCCCGGCTAAATGCCGAGATTGCCGAAGCGCACCGCGTGATGCAGGCCGCAGGTGCCAGTGCGGAAGATCTGGCCAGGATAGAGCGGGTGCTGGCGAACAACATAGGCGTTGTCGATGGAACGATCAAAAAGGGGCACAGCAGCCTGACCCAGCTGAGTTTCCAGCTGAACGACGTGGCGACCATGGCGATGAGCGGTTCACCGCCGCTCCAGATTTTTGCGACGCAGGCGGGCCAGATTTTCCAGGTGGCCCAGATGGCGGAGGGCGGGGTCAAGGGCTTTGCCATGGAGCTGGGCGGGCTGGCGCTGGCGGCGGCCCCGTGGATCGCGATCGCTGCCGTGGCTGCGGGCGCATTCGCCCTGATCACCAGCGAGGTCGACAAGAATTCGGCGGCGAACATCAGCTGGAAGGATACGGCGCTGGGCGCGTGGGACGCGGCCAAGGCCTATCTGGAGGGGCAGTTGAAAAAGGCCTTCACCGCATTCGGCACAACCAGTGAAGAGGTTTGGACCAAGGTCGTCAATGTGACGAAATGGGCGGTGAACTGGATCATCGGGTCCGCCACGCTTGGACCGCGCGCCCTTATCGCCGCATTCAGCACCTTCCCGGCGGCGATCGGCGATGCCTTCTATTCCGGGGTGAATATCGCGATCCGCGCTATCAACTGGCTGGTCGAGAAAGGCGTCGACGCGATCAACAGCTTTGCCCGCACCGTCAATGCGATCCTGCCAGAAGCGTTCCAGCTGCCGACGATCGCCGTGCCCAAGATCAGCGAGATCGAAAATGCCTATGCCGGTGCCGGCGCGAAGGCGGGGGGCGCGCTGCTCAAATCCATCACCGATACGGTGACCCGCGATTTCATCGGCGAAGCGGCATCCTTCCTGAAGCCCTATGCAGTCGAGCGGGCCAAGAAGCGGGCCGAGAAGGACGGCAAGGATGTCGGTAAGGCGCTTGGCAAGGGCATCAAGGACGGAATCGACAAAACCAAGGATGATTGGCTGGCCGACGCCAATCTGGATGCGTGGGTCAACGCGCAGAAGATGGCGGCAGAGATCCAGCAGCGAAACCTGAAATGGAAGCAGGAAGGTCAAAGCGTCGGCGAGAAGATCCTGGAGCAGGACAAGGAAGCGGCACGGCTGGCCGAAGAACGGTTGAGGATCGAGCAGGAGACGCTGGAAACCTACTGGCAGCAGGTGGCCGCGCTGGAGCAGGCAGGCGGAACGATCGGCAAGATCGCGGCGCTGGCGAGCGGCCTGCATACCGGCAATTTCTCCGGCGTTGGCGGCAATCTGGGTCAGCTGATGCAAGGCGTGTCCAATGCATTGGGCAAGGACGGCTGGAGCAAGGTCACGGCCAAGCTGGACAGCATATTCGGCGGCAACGGCGCATTTGCGAAAACGATGGGCAGCGTGTTGGCCAACGCGCAGACTGGACAGGCCGCCGGTGCGCTCGCCAGCGACGTTTTCGGTTTCAAGGGCAGCAGCACCGGCGGCGCGGTTGGCGGGGCGATAGGCGGCGCATTGGGCAGTGCGTTCGGCCCGGTGGGAAGCATCGTCGGTTCGATCATCGGCGGGGCGATCGGGAGCGCGGTCGGCGGGCTGCTGAAGGGCACCAAATATGGTTATGCCAGCGGCATGCAGGTCAATGCCGACGGCAGCGTCGACTATAGCAAGGTGAGCAACAGCAGCAGCCGGTTCGAAGCCGGATCGGCCATGGCCGATACATTCGGGCAGGGTCTGGCCGAAATTGCGCAGATGCTGGGCGGCGGCCTGAACAGCGGCCTCAACCTCGGCTCGCTGGGGATGCGGAACAAGAAATATATCTTCGATCCGACATCGGGCACGTCCGCCGATCGGCAGACCTTCGACACGGCGGAGGAAGCCGTCGCGGCCGCGATCAAGAGCGCATTGGACAAGGGCGTCATCACCGGCATCCGGGCATCGACCCAGACCTTGCTGCGCGCCGGTGGCGACTTGCAGACCGCGCTCAACAAGGCCGTTCAGTTCGAAAGCGTGTTCACCGAGTTGAAGGCCATGACCGATCCCGTCGGCGCGGCGATCGACACGTTGGACAAACAGTTCGCCCAGCTGCGCACCGTGTTCGCGGAGGCCGGGGCCAGCGCTCAGGAATATGCCGACCTGGAGCAGCTGTACCAGCTGAAGAAAACCGAAGCGATCAAGCAGGCGAACAGCGAGGCCGAGCAGCTGAGCCGCGATCGTCGCACGCTGGAGGCCCGCATCCTGGAGTTGCAGGGCAAGGATCTGCAATCGGTCGCCATGCTGCGCCAGATCGAGCTGGAGCAGATGGAGGCGAGCCTGCGCCCGTTGCAGCAGCGCGTATGGGCGATGGAGGATGCGACCGCGATCATCGCGCAGATGCAGCCACTGATCACATCGTTGCAGGATTATCGCGACACGCTGTTCGGGCAGGCCGATGGCGCGCTGTCCTATCGTGCGGCGATGATCAAGCTGATGGAGACGGGCGGGCTGGCCGCCGGGGGCGATGCGACGGCGCTGGCCAATTTGCAGGGGGTCAGTCAGGATTTCCTGACGACGGCGCGCAACAATGCGTCGAGCATGGCCCAGTATCAGCGCGATGTCGCCATGGTGGCCCGTTATGTCGACGGCGGCATCGACGCGGCGCAGGGGCAGATCGACGTGGCGCAGGCCACGCTGGATGCCACCAATGCCAGCGTGTTGCTGCTGTCCTCGATCGATGAGACGCTGAGCGCAGCGGCCGATGCCGCCGCGATATCCACCAGCAGCGCGACGGGAAGCGCCAGCAGCACGGCGGACCTCGGCGCCAAGATCGATGCCCTGAAAGCGGAACTGGAGCAGATGCGCGCAGACAATAATGCAGGCCATGCGGCCACCGCCGGCAATACCGGCAAGCTGGTCCGCACGCTGGACAATGTGACGGCGGCCAGCGGCGGGGACGCCATCGCCACGGTGCCGGCGGCATGAAGGTCATTCCGCCCGTCCTGGTGACGGACGCCATGCTGACCGCCAGCAATGTGCCGGAGGCCGATCATCCGGAATGGGCCGTCGGCACCACCTATCCGATGGGCTATCGCGTGATCATCGCGGCCGCGCATCGCATCTATGAAAGCGTGGCGGACGACAATGTCGGCAATGACCCGCAGGAGGATGCCGGCAGCTGGTGGATAGAGGTTGGCGCCACGAACCGCTGGGCGATGTTCGATGAGGCGGTCGGGTCCGTCACCCGGCGCAACGCCAATATCGTCGTCACCGTCACGCCCGGCGTGGCGATCGACACGATCGCGGTGCTGGATACCGATGCGGTCAGTGTGCGGGTGCAGATGTCCGTCGGCGGATCGGGCGTCTACGACGAAACGCTGGTGCGCGATGTCGATCAGGTCAATCTGGTGTTTCGTGACCTGCCCGACGATCCGGCGGGCGTCATCACCCTGACGGCGTCGTCCAGCGGCCCCTCCGCCCCTGTCGAGATTGGAACCATGATCATAGGCGTGGCGGCGGACCTGGGCATCACCGAAACCGGGCCGTCCATTTCCATCACGGATTTCAGCCGGCGCGACACCGATGATTTCGGCACCACGACGGTCGTGGAGCGCGGATGGGCCAAACGGATGGGTATCCGGTCAAAGATCGACGCGGATGATGCCGATGTAGTGCAGCGGCGGCTGGCGGCGGTGCGCGCCCGCGCCTGCCTGTGGATCGGCGAGGAAGATTATGACAGCCTGACCATCTACGGCTTCTTCAAGGATTTCTCGATCGACCTGTCGCTGGTCGGGGTCAGCTATTGCACGCTGACGATCGAGGGTTTGACCAATGTGCCGCCGCTGGCCAGCAGCGGATTGCAGGATGCGATCGACGCGCTGGAGGATGCGGTCATCGATCCCGAAGCCGGGTTCGTCGGCAAGGCGATGCTGCTGGTCAAGCCGAACGGCCGGGTCGGCGGCATCATGACCACAAACGACAAGATCCAGCGCACGCTGGACCTGGAGTTTGACAGTTTCCAGATGTTCAAGCCCGACGGCACGCTGATTTTTCGCGCGGGGGATGCGGGCGACGGCGAAGATCCCGACGATATCTATATGTCGGGCATCGTGGTCGACCGGATCAGGGCCGGGTCCGGGAACAGCGCGCAATTCGCCGGCGCGGCGGCCAGCACGCCGGTCAGCGGCAGCGGCATGGGGACCAGCATCGTCGTCCTGTCGAAGACGATCGAATTGCTGCGCGCCGGCACCATACAGGCCACGGCCGCGCTGGCGATTTCCTACAGCGGGGCCGTCACGGCATCGCAGATCGACCTGTTCATCGGCGGCATGAACGTGTTTTCGGTGGGTGGTGGCACGACGGAAATATCGGTGGTGCTGGCCGGCTTCAACGCTCTGGCGGCGGGCACGCATGACGTGCAGATCGTGTTCCAGGGGCCGTCGAACATGACGGTCGAGGGGCGCAACCTGTCCACCATCATCATCTACGACTGAGGGGCAGCATGATCGTCCTTTTCTACGATCGCGACAGCGGGGCCGTGACCGAATGCGCGGTTGGCCCGGCTGCGTCGATGCAGGCGGACGGCCGCCCCTTTGTCGAAGTATCGCAATATCGGCCGAACTGGGATGCCACGCACCGCGTGGTCGACGGCCGGGTCGTTCCGATCTGAACCCCTAACGCCAAGGACAGACAATATGACCGTGCCGGGCCTTTCGCCCGTCGGCGCAGCGTGCGCCGGCGACCGACCCCATTTGCGCGTGCGGGGTGACGCATGACGACGTTCCGCACGCTGGCGCCGCCGCTGACCCTGTGGGCGTCCAGTCCCCGCGCCCTGCGGTTCGTGCTGGCTTCCAATGGCGTGGCGCAGGATCTGACGGGGCGCAGTTTCGTGCTGGTGGTGCGGCGCGCGGCGATCCTGGAGCCGTTGCTGCAAATCGCCGGCGTCCTGTCGAGCGACGGGCATGTCTACATGTTCCTGTTGACGGCGGAGGATTGCACCGCCGTCTACGACGCGTCGAGCTATGCGCTGGTCTATGAAGTGATCGAGACGACCCATGGCGGGTCCACGACGCGCTGGACCGGGCCGATCGATGCGCAGCCCAGTTCCAGCCTGCCCAGCGGAGAAATCGCCCCGGCGGTGCTGGACGTGACGGCGGCCGACATATTGGCGGAAACCGATGACATCGTCGTCAGCGAACTGGGCGCCACCGGCCCCGGCGTGGAACAGCGCCTTGCCCAGAAGGGCCTGATCCCCAGCGCCGACACGGACCTGATGATCGACAAGATCAAGGAATGGGGTGGCGAAGGCGGCGCGCCATTCGCCGGTGCGGCGCAGGATGCCGCGCAGCTGGCGCAGGAAAAGGCCGCCAGTGCCACCGACGATCGTCAGCGCGCGGAGCAGGCGGCGTCGTCGGCGGGCAATCTGCGCGATCAGGTCGCGGCGATCGCGGCGGGCGCGTCGGCCGACGGCACCTATCTGACGGAAGCGGCGGCGCAGAATGACCCGACCTTGCCGGTGGGCGCGAATTACTGGCTGGCGAAGGGCTACAGCCTGGACCTTTATGCGAAAGGCGCGGGCGTATCGGTCTTCCTCAATTTCTCCATGCCCAACGCCAATGCCGTTGCCGACGTGAAGGGTCGCACGGGGCGGCGCATCCCCAAGATCGGGCGGCTGAGCGGCCGCATCGTCGCGGCGAATGGCGGCTTTTACACCGAGGCGACGCCGCGCGCGTACAACATCCCCAAGATCGGTGCCGGGGCGAAAGCCTATTCCGCTGGTCGCGCGATCCAGATCGAAGATCCGATCGAGCAGCGGTTCGGCAAGACTGACGATATGCTGACGGGGGTGCCGATCACGCTGCCGACCCATGGCGACATGACCACAGAAGTGCGTCCCCAGATTTTCCTGCCACGAACCGCCGCGGTCAAGACGCCGCTGACCGGCGGTCCGTATCCGGCCACGCTTCGCAGCGGCGGCAATGGCCTTGCGTTTATCCGCCGCCGTGGCGCCGATGCCAAAGTGCGATATCGTCCCGTGACGCTTCACGCCAATTCCGGCCTTCAGATGATCTTCCGGCTTGGCTGGGGGCAGAGCCTGCGGCAGGGCTATGCCGAAAGCAATGCCGCGCGTACCGGCCCTATCTGGCGGGACAAGATCAGCGACCGTGCATGGCAGTTCGACGGTCGCGCGATCGACGGCCATGAGCGCGGGCCGCGCCCGCTCCAGCTGATCCCCGAAGCGGTCAACCGGTTCAATGTAGTCGACCCGGTGCAGTTTCAGCGGCTCGCCCCCCTGCGCGGCGCCAGCCACATGAACAGCCGCGTCTTTGCGCAAACTGACATGGAAAGCTGCGCGCAGGCGTTGCTGGGGCAGCATATGCACCCGCTGTCGCATTTTCTGGGCTGCATCATCGGCACCGGTGGCACCGCCATCGTCGATTTCGCGCCGGGCAGCGCCCATTACACCTCCATGCTGGCGGCGATCGATGCGGCTGCCCGCCATGCGGCCATCATGGGCCTGACGCTCAATATCGTGGACGATATGAGCCTGGGAGAGGCGGACAACGGCATTGGAACCAGTGGAGAAACCTTCAAGACCTACTGGCGATCGATCAACGCGGGCCTGCGCGCCAAGGCGGCGGCGGTCGGGGCCAACTGGATCGGCTCCATCATCCAGCAGTGCGAGCAGCGGCCCGGCGGCAACATCGGTATGGCCACTCTGGCGCAGGCGGACCTTATCCGCAACGGCGAAGCGGTCGGCATGCCGATCTATCCCATGCTGCCAGGCCATGACCTCGACACGCATCTGCTGGGGCCGACCTATTTTCCGATGGGATCGGGGGGTGCCTACCTGATCGCTCGCATGATCGAAACGGCGGGCACCTATCGGGCGCCATATCTCCCCGACGGCAGCGTGGCACTGACCAGCGGCACGACCAGTACGGTCACCTTCTCCGGTGGCACCGGCAATATGACGTTCGATACCAAGACGATCCCGGACATGCTGGACGGTTGGAAGGGCGCGTCGCTTGCGAGCGATGCCGGGGCAGTTGCTATCAGCGCCATGACGCTTTCCGGCGCGACACTGCAAATCACCCATGCGCCGACCACTCTGGATGCACATCCAAGGTTTCTGCTGGGCTGTGTCGGCGGGGTGAACCCGCCACCTGACGCAGCGGGCGCACGCATCAATATCCGGGACGACAGCGAATGGCTGTGCGGCGTGACCGGACAGATCGTGTCCGGCTGGCCCGTCCAGCAAATAGTCTATCACGTTTAGGAGCTGCATAGATGGCGTTCGATCTTGCCCATGTCGAAATCACGCAAGCCAGTGGGGTGCCGATCGCGGGCGCGCCGCCCTTGCCACAGGCGGCCTTCGCGCTGGAGGAACAGGTCTGCGCGCAGCGTGACGACCTGCTCTACAGCTGGGCGCAGCCGGGGCGTCGCCCGCTGGGATCGGCCGGCGATCCGATCGCTGATCTGGATGGCCTGGACGATCGCAAATTCTATGTGCCGGCGGCGGCATCCGCCACGGTCACGCGCGTCAACCCGACCACGACCAAATATGGCTATTGGCATTTCAATCGGGCCAGCGTCGGCGGGAACCATGATGTCGAAGGTTTGCGCATGGTCGCGCCGGCGCTGGCCGATCTTCGCGATGCGCCGGGCTATAGTTTCCTGATCCTGTTCCGTCCCAATGATCTGGTCGATCATAATGGACTGCTGGGTCAGGGCACGACGGTCGGCAGCCGGGTCGGCCTGTTCCAGAACAAGAATGGTCAACTCGGTCTTCAGCACGGCACCAGCAATATCGTGTCGGGCGTGAACTCGGCCGTGCAGGTCGGGGGCTGGTCGGCGGCACTGTGGGCTTATCGCGCGATCGACAAGAAGGCGCGCATCTATGCGAACAGCCGGGTTCCAACCGATGAGTTCACGATGACCAACGGCGTGACCTCCCAGAGCAACAATTTCGGCCTGGGGGCCTTTGCCGACGGGCAATATTCGGCGGCCGCCGATATCGCGCTGGCGGCCGGCTGGCTCGGTTACCTGCCCGACACGGACGGTGCGGTCGAGGCGATCATGGATGCCGCCATGGCGATGCGCGCCTTCTGCCCCCAGTGATGCCAGACGCCAGTTCGGCCGCGGGCGAAGCGGGAGGCATCATAGCCGGATCTGTCGCGCTGCTGTACGCCCTCGGGCGTGGCGCGGCATGGCTGCTCAACTGGAAGGAGGCCCGCGCGCAGTCGCGAGCCTCCAAATTGCAGGCCTGGCATGATGAGCTGGCCGCGCGCGAGGCGAAGCAGGACGAACGCGACGTCAAATATCAGCTGCACATCGAAGGTGAACTGGCCCGGCAGGGCGCACAGTTGCGGCGGCAGACGGTGGAAATCCGTGTGTTGCGGACGGCGTTCGAACTGGTGGCAGAGCCCTTGCGGCGGCTGGAGCCGGACAATCCGAGTCTGGTCCGCGCCAATGAAATGCTGCTGCGTGCCTTCCCGCTCGATCCGTCCCTGCCTGCTGATCTGGCCGCCCTGACGGCCATGATCGACCATATCGAACCCGATTTCGATCGCATCTGATCCCCGGAGGCAATAATGAACATCAACGAATTGATTGACGAGGTGATCGCGCGCGAGGGCGGGTATAGCAATCATCCCGCCGATCGCGGCGGCCCGACCAATTTCGGCATCACGGAACAGGTCGCGCGCGCCTATGGCTATGCCGGCGACATGAAGGTGCTGCCCCGCGCCACGGCTGTCTCGATCTACAAAGCGCTCTACTGGACCGGCCCCGGCTTCGACCAGGTTGCCGCCATCTGCCCCGCGATCGCGCATGAGATGTTCGATACCGGCGTCAATATGGGCGTGGGGACGGCGGGCCGGTTCCTCCAGCGTGCGCTCAACGGGCTCAATCGCGGCGCAATCGACTATCCCGACCTGAAGGTCGACGGGAATGTCGGCAACCTGTCCCGCGCCGCGCTGAGGGGCTTCGTCGCCAAACGTGGAGCGGAGGGCGGTGACGTGTTGCGCAAGGCGCTCGATGCGCTTCAGGGCGAACGCTACATCGCGATCGCGGAAGCGTCGCCCAAGCAGGAAGCCTTTCTCTATGGCTGGCTGGCGAACCGGTTGGGGCCGCTGTCGTGAAGCGGGCGCATGTCGAGGTGAGCGATCACCTGTCCGAAATCGTGCTGCTCGGCATCATCGCGATCGGCGTCATGCTGCTGATGGCGCGCGCCATCGACAAGAGTGCGGCCGGGGAGGCGGCGTCCTGGTCGGCGATCCTGATGGCCATCATCAACGCGATCAAGGAACGCTGGCAGCAGCGCAGCCTCGATCGCATGGGGCAGAGCCTGGCCAATGCGCCTGCTGCCGATCCGCCGGCGCCGGACCCGAAGTGATGGGCCTTGGCAAGATCACTCGCGAGGGCGGCAAGGTGGCCGCCGCCATGCAGGTCGGGCTGCTCCTGTGGGATATGGGGGCCGCCGTGTTCGCCCGGATCAAGGGGCGTCGGTCAGTCGAGCCATCCGACGAAGATCCGCACCAGATTGAACAGCCCGGCGATGATGCCGGCGATCATCGCGGCGGCGACCAGCGCCATTTCAATCCCTGAGGCGATCCGTCTCATTCTTCGACCTTAAATGAAGGACAAACTGATGACCATCATTCGATGGGCGGCTGCGCTCGCCCTGTTGCTGTCGCCCTTGAGCGCGCTGGCGCAGACGTCCGCGCCATCGGTGCAGGCGCCGGCGGGCTACGCACCGGTCCAGGCGCCATGCGTTCAGCAGGTCGATGGCAGCTGCATCGCCGTGTCTGCGACCTCGCCCCTGCCCGTCGCATCCACCAGCGGTACCGGCACCAATGCCGGTCAGGTGCAGGGCAATGTCGCCGCTGGCGCGACCGATAGCGGTAATCCGGTCAAGGTCGGATGCGTATTCCTGACAGCCTTCCCGACCTATACGGCGGGCCAGCGGGGCGATTGCGTCATCACCAGCAGCGGCTTTGTGTTGACCGCGCTGGGCAACAGCAGCGGGTCGATCGCGGGTATCGGCACGCCATCCGACGGTCAGGCGGGATCGAACGGGCTGGTGACGCGCGGCCAAAATCAGGTCTGGAATGGCTCGGGCTGGGACCGCGCGGCCGGCAACACGACTGGCCAGTTCGTCGTCGGCAAGGGCGGTGCGTCGCTGGCGACCGGTCAGGTTTCGGTCGGCACGTCCGCCACGCTGATCGCGGCGGCCCGCACGGGACGGCAGAAAATCGGCGTGACCGTGACGACAGCCGTGCAATGCGCGTTCGGCAATCCCGGCGTCACCCTGTCGACTGGCTGGCCGCTGGCGGCCGTCGCCTATGCGTCGGACAGCTGGGACACGGCGGCCGCCCTGTATGCCGTGTGTGCATCGGCCGCGACGACGATCGCTTTCCGTGAGCAATATTGAGGTGCTGCGATGCGCTATCTTCTGTCCCTCGCCGCCTTCGCGGCATCGCCCGCCTTCGCGCAGGTAGCCTATCCGCCGGCTGCCTCCAGCGCTGAGGTCGCCGCCGTCCAGACGGCCGCGCAGCAGGCGAAGACATCGGCCGACAATGCCGCCACGGTCGCGCAGGCGGCGCAGAGTGATGCCCAGTCCGCGCTGGCGGCGATCCCGCTGCCGGCGAACACGGTGCCGCCCAGCGAAATGGTGGGCGGGGCGATGGGCAGCAGCCCGCGCTATCGGCGCGCCGACGATGTCATCCCCCGCATTTCCCGCACCGTGTCGGGCACGACGGCCAGCAATGGGCAGGGCACGGTCAGCTGGCCGGCGATGCCGAGCGTGCCGAAGCTGACCGTGACGCCCTATGTCAGTTCTACGGCCGTGACGCTGCCGCCGTCCTGCTATCCGGTGGCGGGCACGGTCACGACGACGGGCGCGACCATCAAATGCTATGTCGATCAGACGATCCTTGGCACTGGCCTCGCACCGCGCGCGTCGGCGGTGGCCGGCGTGGCGTTCGATGTGCTGGCGCTGCCGGCGAGCTGAGCGGAAAGGCGCCGTTTACGGTTCTGCTGAGACATGCGCTTCAGCATTTCGGCAGGATGAAGATGGACATTCATTGGTGGCTCCGAATCATGGAGCCATCTCTAATAACCATCTGAGCGGCTGATGGAACAAGGCGAAAATGCGGACGCAAAGCCTTTCAGGACCGCGCGCGTGTGCCTGAAAATAAATATTTGCAAGGGGCCATATTCGGCGTTTTGCGGTCAACTGCCTCTCATTTGCCGGATCATCTGCTTCCATTCCCGCTCGGCGGGCATCGGAAGTTCGATCACCGGTTTCTTGCATGTGCGATCGATATGATCGGGCCTGACCCGGTTTCCGGTTATTTTGAGGCAATAGGTGCAGTAAAAATAGGGGCGCATCTCGGCATAGCGGTAGGGCCAGCCCTTTCGGTAGAACCGCCACCAAAGCCCGTTCGGATGGAAGAGCGCACGGTTTCCACAGACGCAACGCACTTCAACGGTTTCATGATGCATGACCGCTTCGAACAGGTCAGTCGTGTAGATCATGTTGCCTTCGTTGCGCACTTCATTCGGCCGGAGTGAGCGCCTGCACCTGAGCCAATATGATCGCCCCAATCATGAACGGCGTGTCGTCCCGCCGGCCTTCGCGGATATCATCCCGGAACGCCGGCATGCCGACATCTCGTTTCTCCAGCCCATCAGCGACCGCCGCTCGAATGTCCGAAATGTCCATCACCGATGCACCCCGAAATCTTCAGGGAAGAGGGGGCCGGTCAGCATCGAAGCGTAGACCTCCGGTTGCCTGGCTTTCAGATTGATGCCGTTGCATTCAGCGTCCGTCAGCATCGCTTCACGAGCGCGCAGGGATGCGATCACGAATTCGCGCTGATGATCCTGAAAGCGAGCCGCAAACTGATCCAGGGCCGGGTTATCAGCCGTGCCAAGGCGCAGCAGACTGATGCCCTGTTCCGCATCCTCTTCGGTGAAATGGATACGGTTCAATAGCTTACAGGCGTCCTTCCATTCCGCGTAATTGGTGCCCTTCGGCAGCAGTTCATAACCCATGTTTCGTCTCCACGATTCGATGCCCCGCTATAGAACGAAATGAGAACAAACGGGAGTCGGTTGACTCCCGTCTGGGCGTGAACCACCTTCCAATCATGTGTAATCGGGCAGAGCGCGGGCAGACCGACAGGGTGCTGAACCTCTTTGGCGCTCGACGTGGTGCGCGGTTCAATGAAGGCCCGATGGAAGCACATCCGGCGCAGCCGGGGACGGTGATCCGCCTGGACGATGGCGCGCGGGTGCTGGAGCAGATGACCTGGGGTTTTCCGCTGCCACAGAAGAGCAAGAAGACGGGCAAGCCGCTGAAGCCCAAGCCGGTCAATAATGCGCGGTTCGACAAGCTGGGCAGCTACTGGAAGCGATGGGCGGTCGATCCGCGCAACCGCTGCCTTATCCCTACGGCGCGCTACGCCGAGGCGGTGGGGGAGCCGGGGCATATGACGGAGACGTGGCTGTCGGTTCGGGATCAGCCGATCTTCGCCTGGGCGGGGCTATGGTCGGTCAGTGATGAATGGGGTTCGGTCTATACCGGCGTGATGACCGACAATGCGCCGGAGCTGGCCGACATTCACGACCGTTCGCCGGTGATACTGGACCCGTCGGACTGGGACATATGGCTGCATGCGCCGCTGGAGGATCTGTATCGGTTCGACCGGCCCTATCCCGCAGACCGCATCATTGTGGACCACACAGACGCACCCTGGTTCCGGAAGAAAGGCGCGCCATCGGCCGGGCCGGCGCTCCTCTAG